AGGAGCATTAGCATATGCATTAGTGGTAAAGGTTTTACTTGCGTGAGTATAATCACGCAAGTAATCATTAGTAAAAAACCCCGTTGTAAGGTCTTTAGCGAATTCTTGAAAGAATCCTGCCATTGTAATCCTTAACCGATACCAGTTACTGAAGTACCACCGAATGCACGACCGACATTGACACCAACACCAGAACCCAATGGGCTTTGTACTGCATTGTCAAAACGAATACTTAATGTAATCGTTGCTGGATCATTTTGTTTGTAATCCATATTGTTATAATTTGCTGCTTTGATGAAACAACCATATAATTCCCATGATTCTAATACATTTGGTAACAATGTTCCGTTACCACCGTCTAAGATATCATAATTGATTTGGAATTTATAGTCTTGACCAGTTGCAGCACTTGCTTGTTCAACAAAGTCAAATTGTTTCTGTAGTTGCTGACCAACTAACTTAGAAACATTGCCTGATGCATCATCACGCAAATTGATCTGTGTCTCTTGCCATGCATGTTTACCTGCTAAGTAAACTTTACTATTGTAAATGTCTAATGCAATTTCTTCAAAAGACAGATTAGGTCTTTGAATATCCATGACCTGTTTAGTAAGTTCTTGTGTAGAACCACCTGTACCAAAATTTATGAATAAGGCTCTAAAACGATACTGTAACTTTGGCATCAACAAACCCTGAGAACTCGGGGTATTGTCTGATCCTACGGTCATGTTAAAAAGTGAATTTGAGGCTACTGCCATATTGTATCTCCTTGATAATATTTATCTTTAATAATTTTCTGTTCTGAGCCTATTACTGAGTCAATGAAGCAATACCACCAGTATTCAATATACGCACAGGGATGTAAATGAATTCTGTTGATTTTACTGGTTCAATTGCTATATCAATCCATAGCTCGTTTCTATCAATACGAGCTGGTGTATTGTTAGTTGTATCACATACCACTAAGTAATCATACAAGCCACGCTTACTGACTAAGTCAATAAACAATGATTGTACAACACCTGTAATTTGAGTTCTTGTTAATGCGTCATTTGGTTCAAAGACGAACGGGCGAGTTGCAATTTGTAATTGATAACGAATATAAGCAACCAATCTGCCAACATTTGTTCTATCCATTGCAGTATTACTTGCATAGCTACTCTTATTACCATAATTCAATAAACCAATGCCAGTGAAGTATGCCAATGGGTTGATTTGATTTTCATACAATACATCACGAATTGCAACACGATTCTTGATTGTAACAAAAGAACCTGTGATAGCATTTAGATAACCAATGTTAGTTGCATTAGCAATTAAACCACGACGTGTACCTGCTGCGGCTAACCAAGGATAAGCCACTGTATCATTCTGTAAGAATGTATACAACATCATATGACTTGCAGGAACAACCGCTTGCGCACCTGATAAATCACTTGTAATGCCACTTGGGTAGAATACACCTAAGTACTCGTCACGAGTTACCCAACCGTCTTCATTAGTTTCAGTTGCACCTGCCGCATTTGTAGCCCATCTAGTTAGTCCGGTTGCATTATCAGCTAAACGTAATGGTGTATCACCAATGATATAAGCAGTATTATGACGATCATTATTCAATACTACCATATCAGGTTGTAGTTCTGGATATCCTGGGCAAGAAATCAAATTCATAAAGTTATCTTCTTCACGAATTGTTGTGTTAGTATTAATAGCAGATTTTAATGCTTCAACTACTAAATTTCTTTGTGCCTTACGACCCATATATGCAGCACCACTGTTTTGTAATCCACTTACACTAACCCATGTGAATGAGTATTGTGGTAGATTTTCTGCATCTGGATAGTTTGCTTGTGTAAAATAATTTGTTCTAAATTGTTTTACGTTATATCCTGATCTACGTGTGTTGAATAACAACATACCTTGTGGATATAGTGCAGGGTTAGGAGCGTCTAAATCTACCCAGTTACTAGTTAAAAGTGATGCAATTGTTGGAATGGGATCATTTACTGGATCGTTACTTAATGAAGTATTATCTGCCCAACGAGCATCGGCAAATAATATACCTGAACTAGATATATGGTCAGTGTTATAAATAGATACCCATTGATCTACTCCGTTAACTTGTTCCCAACGACTTAAATTAGGATAATTTTCTAAATCACCTGTATTCAACCATAGATCACCGTACTTTAGTGCACCACCTGTAGTCTGTGTGCTTGGGGTATTTGGTTGCATAATGACACCAAACGGATCAGTTGCGTTGCTTACTGCACTAGTAGGATGACCTGTTAAGTCATAACCTGTATTTCTATAACCTTTCCATTGATTACCAACTTTTACCATGATATCAACTTCAGTTGATGTACTATAGAACCAGTTTGTACCATTTGTTGGGTTAGCACTTGGAGCACCTGCACTCGCTACATATGATAACTCTTCCCAATTAGACAATGCAATAGAATACAATGGTTTAGCTGTATTTGATCCATAAATAGCAAGACCTGTAATTGCATTACCTGTTTGATTTGTTACAACTAATGTCAAATCATTTGCAGTATGTTGACCACCTAAATAAGCACCACTAATTGTAATTCTGTCACCAATTTGGTAACCACTGCCACCAGTAAATCCTGCAATTTGATAGTGACCTTGTGCATTTGTAATGTTAAATGTAGCATTAGTTCCAGTACCAGTAGTTGAATTATTAGTAGCACTTTGTTGAATGCCGTTATGTGTATATGTACGCAAATAACTATATCTAGCTCCTGTTGCTACACCTACTGCAAATCCTAATTGACTTATCAATCCAGTACTTTGACCGTTGACCAAATCACTTAGATATATATCACCACCTAATGTATGTGACAACTGAATTGCTCCGCTAAGTGTAATAGTTGCAGTTGTGTAAGGTATTTGAGCAGCTGCCCAATCTAATACAAAAGAAGCATTAGTAGTACCGCTCATTGTTATTTGATATGTATCACTACCTGCATTTGTATTAGGTAATGAAAC